CATGCAACAGGTGTACGAGGCCGCCATGCGGGTGTTCACCATCGGGGAGGTGTGCTACCGGTACCCCTCCGAGTACCACGAGGCCCTGGAGGTCGTCTGGTACCCGCAGGGGGTGCACCCGGAGAAGCCGCACATCAGCACCGGCTTCGACCGGACGGAGTTCGCCAAGGCTGGTAAGGACTTCGTGCGCCTGGTCGAGGCGAGGCTCCGGTACGCCGTGCGGAGGTTCCAGCAGGGGGAGCTCGACGAGTACGAGAACCCGCCCCGGAAGTCCCAGGCCTACGACATGGCGGACGAGGTCAAGAAGGCGGTTTACGCCGCCCGGGGCCTGCTCGGCTCCCTCAGGAACACGATGGGCATACCGTCCGACCTCCGCCTGTACGTCCACCCCGTCGTGCTGCCCTGGCTGCAGCAGTCCCTGGACTACGACCACCGGGCCGTCACGTTCTGCCACGTGCCCGTGCTCACCGGCTGGGCGCACGCCGACAAGGACCGGGGCTGGGAACTGGGGGCCGTCCTGGACAAGAGGTGACTTATGGCGAGACCGGAAGACGTTAAGACGGCGGGGGACGCGTTCGTGCAGGTGTTCGTTACGCACACGGGCGAGGGGTTCCAGACCATGGACCAGGTCCCCGACTGGTCGGACCTCGTCTTCGACAACCGCCAGCACTTCGAGGACTGCGTCAACGCCGCCGTGGACGCCGTGCGGGCCCAGATCCGGCCCGAGGACCAGGTGGCGATCGACGCCAGGGTCCAGAACGGCGCCGCCCTAATCCTCGGGGTCGCGGACCTCCCCATCGCCGACCTCCGCAAGCGGTACGACGCGGAGACGGGCGGGGGGCTGAACACGAACATGACGCGGGGGCAGCTCGTCGCGGCCATCTACACGGCAAAGGTCGGCAACCCCACGGTGACCGACGCCGACGCCGTGCACCACGTGCAGATAGACCCCGTAACGGCACCCCAGCAAGAGGAGACAACGGATGGGCAGGAACAACCGTAACGTCTGGGCCTTCAGCGGCAGCAGGCACGGCATGCTCCTGGCCCAGGTCGGCACGCTCGCCGCCTTCCTGTGGCCGCTGTCGCAGGTCAAGCGGGCCGAGTTCCACCAGGGCGGGTGCGTCGGGGCCGACGCGCTGGCGGCCGAGCTGTGCCGGAACTTCGGCGGGATCGGGGTGCACACGTGGCCGGCGTCCGACGTGGACGGCAAGTGGCGCGCCTCCGGGCGGGAGGACGACGTGGTACACGATGCCATGCCGGCGCTGGCCCGCACGCGGGCGTACATCGACCTGTGCGGCAGGTATTACGCCTGCGTCCGGGATTACGCCATGGTGCGGCGGTCCGGCACGTGGGCGGGCATCCGGTACGCCTGTAAACTCGAAAAGCAAGGTGCCGTAATTTTCCCCAACGGACAGTACCTCTTCCTCGACGAGCTCGCCAGGCGGAACTTCAGGTACAGATAAGTCCGCTTGCACAAGGTGGTTGCCCTGCGCCCCCGGGCGTGTGTATGCTTTAGCGATGACGTACGCACGCGCACGCACCCCGAGGAGGCACAGATGCCCGAGAACGTAACGGTCATTGAAGACCTGGTTGACACGAACTACGTGATGCAGCTCTTCCGCCGGAGCGAGCTGACGATCGCCTACTGGCGGAAGAACGACGGCCTGCCCTACGTCCGGATCAAGGGCAACGCCCGGGACACCATCCGCTTCGACCGCAAGGCCGTGCTCCGCTGGGCGAAGAAAAACCACCGCCGCATGTACCCCGTCAGCGCGGACGGCGGCGGGGACCGGAAGAAGGCTGCGTAAGAAACCCGAAATGAACAGCAGCAGCAAAACCCCGGCCCAGCTCATGGAGCAGCTCGCCGCCCTGCCCGCCGACCAACTCCGGCAGGTGCAGGCCCGCGCAGGCTTCCTCCTCAGTGGGCAGCAGGCCGACCCGTCGGGCGCCAAGTCCCTGGCACAGCGGGACGCGACCGCGGACGAGCAACTGGTCTACGCCGAGCTGGCCGGGGTCTTGCACAAGTTCGTGGGGCAGGCACCGCCGTACGGACAGTTCCGCAGCCGGCACGCGAAATACCCCGCGTTCCGCGAGGCCGTCGCGGCGCTGTTGGAGTTTGTGGGTGAGCACCTGCGCCCGAAGACGCGCGCAGAGCGGGTGAAGGCCGTCCGGGTGTTGGTCGGGGTTGTGGTTCGGCACCGGGCGGTCCTTCATCGTGCCTCCGTCTCGGACCCCCGGCGGAGGCGGCGCGCCAGGGGCGTGAGTATCTTTACAGCAGTGGACGACCTCTGCCGCGTCGGTGACATCGTGGACGAGGCGTTCCCCGGCTACCTAGAGGCCGGCTTACTGCCCATCCTGCTGCGGGCCACGGTCCAGCGGCAGAGGGTCGCGTGACACGCTCCTGTTAGCACCTGTCGGCGGCGTCGCGACGACCTGCACCCCGGGCCCTGCCTGTGCCCGGGGTGCTTCGTTGGTATACCTGTCCATGGAGTTGACGACCGCGATCCAGGAGGGCCTGCTGGCCCTGCTGTGCTACGACAACGGCCCCAAGGGGGCGAGGCTCGTCCGCGCGCTGGTGCCCTGGCAGTTCTACGACCCGTTCTTCCGGGACGTGGCCGAGCAGGCGGAGAAGTACCTGACCCGGTACAAGCGGGCCCCCGGCGAGCACACCCTCGACCTGTTCGACACCCTCAAGGCCCGGCGCAAGGAGCACAAGGACCTTTACCACCAGATCCTCGTCTCCCTGCAGCAGACCAAGGACGAGATCAACCCCGAGTACGTCCTGACCCGCGCGGCGGAGTTCGCCGAGCACCAGCGGCTCAAGACGGGGCTGACGAAGGCCGTCGAGCTCCTGCAGTCCGACAAGGAGGGGAGCGTCGCCGAGGCCCGGTCCGCCCTGCAGGCCGCGAGCAGGTCCAGCTACGACGCCTTCAGCCCCGGCCTGCTGCTCAACGACCCGGACCAGGCGACGGCGTTCCTCGACGACGAGGACGACTACCTGCAGGTGGGCATACCCGAGTTCGACAAGTACAACCTCGGCCCGGTCCGCAAGGGCCTGCACCTCTTCGTCGGCCTGCCCGGCCGTGGCAAGACGTGGTGGGGCATCGAGCGGCTCGGGAAGCAGGCCCTGCTCCGCCGCGAGGGCGTCGTGCACGTGACGCTGGAGATGAGCGAGCACAAGATCGCCCAGCGGTACATGCAGAGCCTGTTCAGCGTGAGCAAGCGGCGGGAGCCCCTCAAGCGCATGCGGCTCCGGCGGGACGAGCTCGGCCGCCTGACCGGGATGAAGGAGATCCTCATACCCGAGCGCCCCAGCTTCCAGGACGTCGGGATCGGCCGGCACCTGCGGGACAAGGTCCGCCGGCACCTGAAGCGCATGCCCCGCCTGTACGTCAAGGAGTTCCCGACGGGCAACCTGTCCGTGCGGGGGCTGGAGGGGTACCTGGACGCGCTCGAGGGGAGCCAGGGGTTCATCCCCTCCCTGCTCATCGTCGACTACGCCGACATCATGGAGACGGACGCTAAGAACTACCGGTTCAGCCTGGACGCCATCTTCAAGGGGCTGCGCGGGATCGCCATGGAGCGGAACATCCGGGTCGCGACCTTCTCACAGGGGAACCGGGAGTCCGAGAGCCTCGGGCAGAAGGTCATGGGGGGCAAGAACCTCAGCGAGGCGTACGCCAAGGCGTTCACGGCGGACACGATCATCACGTACAACCAGACCGAGGAGGAGCGGCAGCTCGGCCTGGCCCGGCTGTACGCCCCGAAGGTCCGCGGCGACGTGAGCGGGACGCGTATACTTATCTCGCAGGCGTACGCCATCGGGCAGTTCTGCATGGAGTCCGCCATTATGGCGAACGACAGTGACTACTGGGGGCAGGTGAACAAGGACAAAGGAGGTAGCGATGACGGTGACTAGCAGCAACGGCTACCCACGTCTGGTGCTCTACAAGGAAGCCGAGCCCCAGCAACACGAGCACGACCTCGACCCGGCCCGGTTGTCCGACGCCAAGGTGCAACACGCCCTGTCCCGGGCCCAGGAGGACGACGAGCTCGAGTTCCTCCTGCAGTGCCTCGCGTGCGCCGAGTGGGCCGACCCCCTCCGCCGTCTCCGGCTGTGGGCGGTCGACCGGTTCATCGACGCCGCCGAGCCCCTGATCCTGTTCCTCGGCATGTTCGTCGTGCTGTGGGAAATCTTCGACCAGACGCTGCACGACTGGCGGCTCGAGAACCGGAAGGCGCGCCCCTGATGTGGTCCGCCCCCGTCGTCAGCAAGAAGGCCGTCCACGACTTCCTCTACGGCAGGCGGCTGCGGGACAGCGACAAGGTGAAGCGGTTCACCCGCCGCGCCCTGCTCCGCAAGGCCAGGGCCCTGGGGCTGTCCAAACGCCTCTGGCGCCTGGTCAAGCGGTGCCGCACCCACCAGCTCGCCTCCTTCCTCCTGGGGGCCGGGTACCCCGAGTACCTGTTCCTGCTGGACATGGGCCTGGGCAAGACGTACCTGGACCTGCTCCTCTTCGCGTACTGGCGGCACAAGGGCCTGTGCAAGAAGGCGATCGTGCTCGTCCCTAACACGACGAACGTGGGCGGCTGGCTGGACGAGGTCGCCAAGCACACCCCGCACCTGAAGGCCGTCGGGCTCGACGGCGACCGGGCGGACCGGCTGGAGGCGATGGACGCCGACGCCGACCTCGTCATCATGACGTACATGGGGTTCCTCAGCCTCGTGTGCCCCAAGAAGAAGGACTGCGCCGAGTGCAACGCGACGGGCAAGGTGCCCGGCAAGCGGAAGCACAAGAAGTGCCGTAAGTGCAAGGGTCGGGGGTGGGTGCACCTGAAGCTCCGCGTCGACCCCAAGCTCTTCCGCCAGTACATGCGCGGTTTCGACATGGCCATCCTGGACGAGGTCACGGCCGCCGCCAACCCCCGGAGCGTGACGCACCGGGCCTGCCTCAAGCTGACCCGGCAGTGCAAGGCCAAGTACGGCCTGACGGGCACGCCGTTCGGCCGGGACCCGCAGACCCTGTGGGGGATGTTCTACCTGTTCGACGAGGGCGAGACGCTCGGGCAGACGCTCGGCCTGTTCCGCAACGCGCTGTTCACGGCGTCCAAGAACTTCTGGAGCGGGGGGTACGAGTACACGTTCGACAAGCGGAAGACCAGGCTCCTCCGCGCCATGCTCCGCCACCGCAGCATCCGGTACAGCGAGGCCGAGTGCCAGGACCTGCCGCGGCTCGTCCCGACCGTCATGCCCGTCCGCCTGCCCTCCGAGACGAGGGTTTACTACGAGAAGCTCATCCAGGCCATCCAGGAGGCCAAGGGGAACCGGACGCTCATCGAGAACACGTTCATCCGGATGCGGCAGCTCGCCAGCGGGTACCTCACGGTGAAGGACGACCAGGGCCGGATGGACGTGCGGTTCGCCAAGAACCCCAAGCTCGAGGCCATCGTCGACAACGTACTGTCCATGCCCCCCGGCCGGAAGGCCATCATCTTCCACGAGTACAAGGTCAGCGGCGAGCTCGTGTGCGAGGGCCTCAAGCGGGCCAAGGTCAAGTACAAGTGGCTGCACGGCGGGATGGGCCGCCGGGGGCGGGAGGCGGTCGAGGCGTTCCTCCGGCAGAAGAAGTACCAGGTGCTCGTCAGCAGCAGCGCCGGGGCGTACGGGGGCAACTGGCAAGCGGCGAACTACGTGCACTTCTACGAGTCGCCGACCAACCCGATGCTCCGCAGGCAGGAGGAGAAGCGGGCGCACCGGGACGGGCAGACGCGCACGGTATTCCAGTACGACTACCCGGTCCTGGGTACGGTAGAGGTCAAAATCCTCGAGTATCTGCGGGAGGGGAAGGACCTGTTCGAGGCCCTGATCGAGGGGAAGGTGCAGCCGTGAAGAGCGGGCTGTTCCAGCAGGAGGCGGCGTTCGTACCCAACTTCCGGTACCCGGGGTCTAAGGCCCGGCTGCGGTCGTGGCTGGTGGGGATGATGCCGCGGTCCGGGGGTGCGTACTGCGAGCCGTTCGCCGGGCGGGGCAACGTGTTCTGGCTCGCCCGCACAACCCTGGGATTTAAATCGTGGTGGCTGAACGACCTGAACGCACTGCCCTTCTTTAAGCACCTGCAAGACCTCCCCAAGGGCTTCACGGTGCCCGAGCGCAGCCGGGAGCTGTTCTTGCGGCTGCGGGGCAGCAAGAAGTCCCTGGCGTACCTGCTCGAGCCGTGGCTTACCTTCAGCGGCACAGGGTACACGCAGGGGTACTCAAACTGCAACTGGCCTTCCCGCGGACATTACCAGCGGTGCCTGGATGAGGGGCACCGGCTGCTCCGGGGTGTAAGACTTACTGGCGGGGACTGGTACGAGTGTCACACCCAGCTAGGGGACGGGGATTTCGCGTACTACGACGTGCCGTACCGGGGGTGCGACGCGAGGTGTTACAGCGACGACACCGTGGATTTTAAGAAACTGGTGCGGTGCCTCGTCAAGGCAGATTACAGGTGGCTGTACAGCGAATACGATTCTCCATTCTACCGGAAGTACCTCGGCAAGCCCGCCCGCACCCGGTTCGCGTACGCCGCGATGGCCAACAACAAGGTCGACCGGGTGAAGAAGCGGGAGGAGTGCGTCTGGTCCAACTATCTCTAGGCAAAGTATAGCTTGCCAAGGCGACGCCCGCCCGACTAAGGTATAGCCTTTGTCTTAACCCCGATAGGAGGCTTTGCCATGAGCTTTGAGATCGAAGTACCTGGCGACATAATGAAGGCCATCGAGAAGACGGCCAAGAACCCCGCCCTGCAGGGGTACCGCGGGTGGGGGAGCGAGACGGTGCAGGTCGCCCACCTGAAGGACGCCGACCTGGACCTGCTCGAGAAGCACGTCAAGGACGCCGATCCGTCCCACAAGAGGCTGCTCCGCAAGCTGCAGATCGTCCGCAAGTCCCGCTCCGGCAAGGGGGCGTACAAGACGCTGGAGCCCATGGCCGAGGCCATCCGCACCTTCTTCGCCAAGCTCCCCAACCACCGCTTTTACCAGGAGATGCCCGACGGCCAGCTCGTCGGGTACCTGCTCACGGACTGCACGTACCGCCCGCCCCGGCAGACGAGCTTCGGGTACACGCGGGCATACATCCAGCTCAAGGGGGAGGCCGTCCGTCGGGGGTGCAAGGTCGAGAAGTCGGAGAACATCTACACCGACCACCTCGCCGGGGGTAAGAACGTCCGGCAGCTCATGACGGAGCTCAACTTCGTCCCGGAGACGCCCGAGCTCGACGAGCAGTACGAGGCCGAGGTTAAGTCGTACAAGCTGAAGCGGGAGCGGACCGGCGCGCAGTACAAGGCCCGGGGGAAGGCCAAGCTGGAAGAGGAGGAGGACGAGGGCCGCCGCTGGTGGTACGGCTCGACCGAGACGATCGAGTTGTCCTTTGACGGCAAGTCGACGCGCGTCGTCGTCGAGGACGACGTCAAGTTCGGTAAGAAGAAGAAGAGCAGGTGGGGCGGCAGCGACGATGACGACGAGGGTGAGGTCGACAGCGAGACCATCTCTTTGCCCAACATTTACACGGGTAAGAGTGAGCGGCAGGCCGACAAGGAGGGCGTCGAGGAGGCTAACCTCATCCGCCTGCCCGTGCACCCGTACGTCCGGTGCTTCGACATGAGGCTCGGCCGGTACGTGGAGGTGCACAGCGAGCAGATGGTGCCGTACCGGTACAAGAACAACGTCTTCGAGAAGCTGGTCGTGCCCGAGGACCGCAAGCGGCTCATCGACCTGCTCATCGCCTCGGCCGGCCACGGCGTGGACGTCGTCGAGGGCAAGGGGACGGGCGTCGTCGTGCTGCTGTCCGGCCCGCCCGGGGTGGGCAAGACGATGACGGCCGAGGTGTACAGCGAGAAGGTGATGCGGCCGCTGTACAGCGTGCAGTGCAGCCAGCTCGGCCTGACGCCCGACGACCTCGAGAAGACGCTAGGTACGGTGCTGGAGCGGGCCGAGCGGTGGGGCGCGATCCTGCTCCTCGACGAGGCCGAGGTGTACATCCGGGCCCGGGGCGACGACGTCAACCAGAACGCCATCGTCGGCGTCTTCCTCCGCGTCCTGGAGTACTACCAGGGCGTGCTGTTCATGACGACGAACAAGGAGGAGGACGTGGACGACGCCATCAAGTCCCGCCTGACGGCGCACGTCCGGTACGGCAAGCCGTCCAACGAGCAGCGGGCCGTTGTCTGGAGGCTGTACTGCGAGAACGCGGGGCTGGAGCTGTCCACGGCGGACATCAACGCCCTGGTGAACGAGTTCCCCGCCGTGTCGCCCCGCACCATCCGCAACATGGTCCGCCTCGGGGCCCTGCTCGCCAGGCAGGCGGGCAAGGAGCTAGACCTGAGGGGGATTAAGTGGGCGTCCCAGTTCCTGGACGTGGAGAAGCCCGTCCGCACGGAGAGGGAGGCACGGCAATGAAGCCTTTGCCCGACAGCGAGCGGAAGCAGCCCCGGTACGAGCCCGCGGAGGCCGCCCCGTGCAGCCCCCGCCGCCCCGAGACGCTGCGGGAGGCGATGGACGAGTACGAGCGGCTGGTCATCGAGTGCGCCCTGAACCGGAACGACTGGTGCCGTGCCGACACCGCCAGGGAGCTGGACGTGGACCCCGCGTGGCTGTGGAAGCTCATGACCAAGCACAACCTCGTCAAGCTCGCCTTCCCCGGGCAGAAGTACCGGACTAAGAAGCACCTAGCCCGGGGCATCGGCGTCGACATCAAGATCAAGGAGCTCAAGCAGGGGCGGCGCGTCCGCTCCGCCACACCCTTACGACAGGAGACAGACCATGGCCAAGGGTTACCCATCGAAGCGCAGGGCCCGGAAGGCGTACGCCAAGGGCCAGCAGGCGGCCCAGCGGGGCCGGGGCCGGAGTCCTTACCGGAACCCGACCCTGGACGACCTGTGGCACCGGGGGTTCCGCAACACCCCGAAGGGCCCGGCCGGCACGGCGGGCGTCCATCGCCCGGCGTTCAAGGGCTTCCCCGGCAGCCGTAAGTGGCGGGACTGAGTATAGGTAGGCAGTGGTAGGCGGCTCCGGCGTCGCGGCAGACTGAATGGCGTCTGCCCCGGCCCGGGGCCTTTTACGTTATGAAGACACACCGGACGAGCGGAGGAGTCTTTACCATGCAGCACACGAGCGACGCGGAGGCGTTTGAGGCGGCGGTCGCGGAGTCCGACCGCAGGCGGGGCCGGATGGACTTGCCGACCAAGACGGCGGGCATCGCGGACGCCGGGCCCGTGCGGTGGGACGGGCAGCAGGAGGCGTACGTCACCCGGCAGACCCCCGAGCGGGGTACGGGCGGGGCGCACCCCGTCGTCAAGATGCGGATCGTGTCACACCGGAGGCAGCAGGTGACGCTCTCGTCCGCCCCGGCCCCGTTCGTGGGGGGCCTGTCGGCGTTGGACGAAGAGACCCGCAGGGCGTTCGCCGCCCACCGACGCGACCCCGTCTACTTCCGCGAGGGCGAGCTCGTGTACGTAACGCAGATGCACGGCCGCGTCGTCAAGATGCGGGCCCACAAGGTCCGTGGGGAGCAGGTGACGCTCGTGCCGGTGCCGGACCGCAAGGCGGACTAGCAATGGACGACGGTATCCGTGAGATCGTCTGCCCCGCCTGCCAGGACATCACGGCGTACGCGTACCCGGAGGTGCCCGTCCCCCGGCGCGCGGACACGGCGGGGAGCGTAACGAGCGGGGTCGACAGCTGGGTGATCTGCTGCTGCCGCTGCGGGCACAACTTCGAGCGCGACCGGGATACCGGGGGCTTCCTGCTGCAGGGGTACGGCGGGTGCAACGACGCCAGCAAGTTGTACGCGTACGCGGGCTGGGCCCGCAGGATCTGGTGCAGGCTCTGGGTGTACAACTACTGGATAAATGGGGAACTGCACGAAGTGGAATACTGCCTGAACTAACATGCCCTTCGACTTCAAATCCTTCTTCGAGAGCGAGGGCATCCGCTTCATCGAGGCGGGCAAGAACGTCGCCAAGGGCCACATCAACGTGGCCTGCCCGTTCTGCGGCGACGACCCCAGCTTCCACATGGGCGTGCAGCTCGACACGGCGTTCTGGGGGTGCTACCGTAATCCCCTGCACCGGGGCAAGAACCCCGCCCGCCTCATCCGGGCCCTGAAGGGGTGCAGCTACGAGCAGGCCAACGAGATCGCCGCCAACCCGATGCTCGGGGAGAGCGTCCCGCTGCAGGAGCTGGGCCGCAGGATCTCCGCGCTCGGCAAGCCCCCGCTGCGGGACGCCCGCGCGCACGACTACGAGATGCCCGACGAGTTCCGCCCCGTCGAGGACACCAAGTACCGCCGCAGGTTTTACAACTACCTGGCGGACGACCGGGGGTTCGGCGGCGACACGCCCGACGTCGTCCGCACGTACGACCTGCGGTGTAGCCTGTCCGGCCGCTGGGCCAACCGCATCATCCTCCCCTTCCGCGCGGACCGCAGGTGCGTCGGCTGGACGGGGCGGAGCGTCGAGCGGCGCGCCGGGCTGCGGTACCTGACGTTTCCCGAGGGCAGCGGGGCCAAGGAGCGCATCTTCAACTACGACCGGTGCCGCAAAGGCGGCCGTGCCCTCGTCGTCGTCGAAGGCCCGTTCGACTGCGTCAAGGTCGATTTCTACGGCAGCGCGCGGCGGGTGCACGCCTGCGGCCTGCTGTCGACCAGCGCGACGCCCTCGCAACTTTTAGACATTGTCACACTCGCCCGCAGGTACTACCGCCTCGTCATCCTTCTGGACAAGCCTGCGCTGCTGCAAGCCATGCTCTTGCGGGACCAGCTCTCGGTCGCGTCCCCGCACGTCAGGCCCTTGGTCGAGGCCGACGATCCGGGGGAGATGACGCGTGAGCAAATATTGGCGCTGGGCATTTGACTTTAATTCGGTGCTGAGTACGCTGACCCCCTACGTGGTGTGCCGGGCGACATGGAGCCGCCCTAGCGCGCCGCGCTTCGCCTTTCCTGTCCGCACATTTCAGGCGCAGGGCACCCCGCCTAGCACACCGGGGCACGCGTTCTTGACTTGCACGCAGGCTAAGGCTAAGCATTAACCTTAGCAGGCGTACGCCGCCGGCGTCTGCTGCGGAGACCCAAACACACACTTCGGGCGGCGCCGAGGCCACGTCTATGCACCGCGTCCGACTGCGTACCACGCGCGTCCACGTCAAATTCACGCCCGCGTGGAAGGGTCCCGTCGAGGGGTGGACCGTCAACTTCTGCACCCAGAACGCCTGGCGGTTCGTCCCGGAGCACGACTTCGAGGACCTGTACCAGGAGGCCTACCTCCTGTTCATGAAACTGGTGGAGAAGTACCCCACCGTCGTCGACCCGCCCCACTTCATGGCGCTGTTCAAACGGGCCGTCTTCAACAAGCTCACCACCATGGCGACCCGGCACGGCAAGCGTCCGGAGGTCCCGCTCGACACCCACGTCGCCGGCGTGGACGAGGATGAGCACGGGTGGGAGCCGGCGGACGCCGCGGACGCCCCCGAGGACCAGGTCTCGCTCCACATGGTGCTGGACGACGCCCCGGCGTGGGTGAAGCGGATCGTCCGGCAGGTCGGGCAGGGCGCCGTGGTCCCCCGGCGCAGGCGCCGCAGGCGGTACTGGCGGGAGGGGAACGAGCAGTTCCTCCGCCGCGTCGGGCGGGTGCCCTCGTATATCTCCTGTGTCACAGAGGAACTGAAGAACCTCGTAACAGGAGAAGCATCATGTACACGGTACGCAAATCGATCGACCTCGACTTCGCCCATCACGTCGGAGGCCACCCAGGCGGCTGCATAAACGTCCACGGGCACACGTGGAAGATGGAAGTAACCCTCCAAGCCCATACCTTAGACGGTATGGGCTTCGTCGTGGACTTCGGCGTCCTCAAGCGCGAGGTGCTGCAGCCCGTCCACACCCTGCTCGACCACGGCCTCGCCCTGTACGAGGCGCGCGTCGAGGAGGCCTACGCGCACATCAAGGGCCTCGGGGAGGCGTTCATGGGCACCCGGGCAGAGACCAAGCGCTTCTACAAGGCCAACGACGGCCTGCCGGGGCAGCCCAGCGCCGGGTACGCCTACCTCCCCGAGACGCAGAGCCTCAACGGTGCCCGGCAGCAAATCATCGGGGGCATGAAGATCGCCGTGTTCCCGTTCAGCCCCACCTCCGAGCTGCTCGCCGAGTGGCTGTTCGGCGTCGCCGCCATGGCCCTGGAGGACGGCCGCGTGCGGGTGAAGGAGGCGAACGTGTACGAGACGCTGCACCCCGTGCACGCCATCGCCTCTTACAGCCGGTAGGCAAAATACTGCTTTGTGGTTGCCACCGCGTACCCGTGCCGTGTATAGATGCGCACGGCAACGGCTAACACTTACCCATGAAAGGAGCCAAAGCCATGGCCAAAGAACTCGAACGCGAGCTGCTCGAGGCGACGGGGCAGAAGCCCCAGAAGGAGTCCGAGGACCGGCAGAAGTACCTCGCCCGACTCATCCGCGCGGTCAACGACCTGTCGGACAAGGAGTACGGCAAGCTGAGCGACCCGCTGCAGGAGTACCTGGGCGAGGCGACCGAGGCGCTGAACGACAAGAAGGAGATTGCCGACTTCCCCGGCGGCGGCAAGAAGGGCAAGGCGTCCGGCAAAGACACGGCGAAGTCCAAGTCCCGCAAGGACGAGGAGGACGAGGACGAGGAGGAGGCCGGGGAGGACGCCGACGAGGAGTCCGAGGACGCCGAGGACGCCGAGGAAGAGGAGGATCCCAAGCCCCGCCGCAAGTCGAAGTCGTCCAAGAAGGCGTCCCGCAAGGCCAAGGCGTCCGACGACGAGGACGAGGACGCCGAGGAGACGGCGGACGAGGAGGAGGCCGCCCCGCGGAAGGCCAAGGTCGGCAAGCCTGGCGCCGTCGCCCTGCTCCGCAAGACCATCGTGATGCACCCGACGTGGAAGCGGGACAAGGTCCGGGAGTACCTCGAGAAGAAGGGCTTCGACGTGAAGGACAACACCCTGTCCATCCACTACTACGAGGCTCGGTCCCTCCTCAAACTGCTGAACGAGGCCGGGCACCTGTCGCGGGATTACGCCAAGCAGCTGGCGGTCGAAACCTAGCGGCCACGCCGTGCACTGACGGGCTGTTTAGACGCGCGTGAGTATAGGTAGGCGTGCCGGGCGTTCCGGCACGCCTTACTTGTTGGGTGCGCCAAGCCAACCGCGCGCCCACAGGAGATCCTGAGCAATGAGCAAAGACACCAAGGCCCTCGTCGTGCTGTCCGGCGGCGCCGACTCGACGACCTGCCTCGCCTGGGCCGGGCAGGAGTTCGGCGAAGTACACGCCATTACCTTCCACTACGGCCAGCGGCACGACATCGAGATCGAAGCCGCCCTGACGGTCGGCCGGATGCTCGGCGTGCGAAGCCACGAGGTGCTCCGCCTCGGCCCCGTGCTCAAGGGCACGTCCCCGCTCGTCAGCGACAACCCGGTCGGGCACTACGGCGGCGCCGACGCGCTGCCCGGGGGCGTCGAGCCGACGTTCGTGCCGGCCCGGAACATCCTGTTCCTGACGCTCGCCGCCAACCGCGCCGCCTGCCTCGGCACGCCGCACGTCGTGACGGGCGTGTGCGAGGAGGACTTCGGCGGGTACCCCGACTGCCGCCGCATCTTCATCGACGCCATGGAGCGGGCCCTGACGCTCGGCGTGTACGGCAACAACCTGACGCCGGACCAGCTGTTCCAGGTCCACACGCCGCTGATGACCCTGTCGAAGGCCAAGAGCGTCGAGCTCGCCCTTAGCCTCCCCGGGTGCATGGACGCCCTGGCGTACAGCCACACGTGCTACGACGGCTGTTACCCGCCCTGCCCCAACAACCACGCCTCCATCCTCCGCGCCAAGGGCTTCCGGGACTACGGCGTGCCGGACCCCCTCATCCTCCGCGCAAAGAACGAGGGGCTGCTGCCGTCGGATTACCCCGACACCGGGTACGTCGAGGGCACGCCGTACGCGGGCACCGGGTGCGTAGAGACGGAGCCGGACGGTCGGCGATGGTGGAACCCGATCGGGCCCGTGACGATTAGCTAACAGCATAACGTGGGCCAGCGACCCCGGGCGTGCGGGAGGATCCCCTCTCGGCTCCACACGCCCGGGCCCACACTTTATAACAAAGGAGACGCGCAGTGAGGCAGAGCGACCCGGGATGCAAGCGGTGGCCGCAGGTGTGCGGCAACATCAGTAACCATCATGACGGCGACCCGCAGGTGTGCCAGCTCCCCGACCAGCACGAAGGGCCCTGCGATTGGCAGGAAGTCGGCGGGGTGCTGATGGGGAGCAGGGAGCATCCGCAGCTGAATCCCGCACCGGACGTCAAGCTGCACGCACACACATTCCCCGACCCCGTGACGCTTAACGACGGCGACGTGCTGCAGATTCACTCCGTCACAGACGGCGAGGGGAACTCGAAGGTGCTGGGCACGAAGGTCGTCCGCGCGCCGTACGTCCCGAATCCCGACAAGGAGCGGGACCTCGTCCGGCAGCTCCTCGTCATCTGCGGCGAGGACCCCGACCGCCCCGGCCTGCACGAGACGCCCGACCGCTTCCTCAAGGCCCTCCGCTTCTACACGAAGGGGTACGCCGAGAAGCCCGCGGACGTGCTCAAGGTGTTCGAGGACGGCGCCGAGGGGTGTGACGAGATGGTCGTCCAGGTAAACATCCCGTTCTGGTCGATGTGCGAGCACCACATGGCCCCGTTCTTCGGCGTCGCCCACATGGGGTACGTCCCGGACGGCAAGATCGTCGGCCTGTCCAAGCTGTCCCGCCTGCTCGACGTGTTCGCCCGCCGCCTGCAGGTCCAGGAGCGTCTCACCGTGCAGGTCGCCGACGCGTTCGTCGAGCACCTGCAGCCCGTCGGCTTCGGCATCGTCATCGAGGCCCGGCACACGTGCATGGAGTGCCGGGGCGTGCAGAAGTCCGGCACCGAGACGATCACCAGCGCCATGCGGGGCGTGCTGATGGACAAGCCGGAGGCCCGGCAGGAGTTCCTGAGCCTCGTGAACAACCGCAAACGCCAATAGGGGTACGCCTTCAGTACAGGAGAACTGCAATGAGCTGGTCCGCATCCGGTACGATTACGAGCCTCCCCGACAGCGAGACGACGATGGAAGTTTCCCACGAGCAGCCGCAGACGGGCAACGGCGCCGCCGAGTCCAAGGCGGCGATCGACCACGCCAAGGAGGCGGCGCTGGCGTTCGTGCAGTCCGGGAAGCTGGGGCACGGCCGGTTCGCCGTGCAGCTCTCCGGGCACAGCAACGACGGCAACAAGCCGCAGCTGGGATGGGTGAACGACTGCGTGACGATCTCCATTACGCAGCAGTCGTAAACCCGCACGCCGCATTGTGTGTTCGGGTCGGGACCCCGGGCGGAGTCGCGCCTCCCGGGGTCCTTCCGTTGGTATAGCTTGCGTATGCCCAAGAACGAAGTCAGTCTCATGCTGGACAGCGGAGCCTTTTCGGCGTGGCGTCAGGGGGACCCCATCGACCTGAAGGCGTATACGAAGTTCTGCGCCTCGCACATGGACCACCTCCGGTGCTGCGTGTCCCTCGACGTCATGCCGGGCCGGCCGGGAGAGCAGCGGAGCACGAAGCAGACCGAGGAGGCCGCGGCGCAGGGGTGGAAGAACTACCTGTACATGCGGGACGCCGGCCTCGACCCCGTCCCCGTCTACCACATGGGCGAGCGGAGGTACTGGCTTGAGAAGATGCTCGGGGAGGGGTGCACGTACGTCGGCCTGGGCGGCGTCGCGCTCGCCGGGGACAAGGCGAGGCGGCCATGGCTGGACGAGGTGTTCGGCTTCCTGTGCGGCAGCAAGGGGTACACGGCAATCCGCACGCACGGTTTCGGCATCACGTCCACGGGTATGATGAGCCGGTACCCCTGGGCGTCAGTGGATTCCGTGTCCTGGATGAAGCAGGGCGTCGTCGGCTCGATCATCGTGCCCCGGTGGAACGCCGAGGCCGAGATTTACTCGTACGCCCAGAAGCCGTACTTGATTAGCGTGTCCGACGCCGGCCGCAAGGGCCCCAGCTCGCAGGCCCTCGGGCACGGCACGCACATCAGGAGCGTCGGCAAGCAAATCCAGAACTACGTGCTCAAGTACCTTAAAGAGCAGGGCATGACGTTGGGGGAGCTGACGAAGGAGTACAAGAAGCGGATTAGCCTGAACGCCCGGTTCTACAAGAGGTACGCGCAGGTCCGCAGCGTGTGCAGGTTCATCGGGAAGCAGCAGGGCCTGTTCGGTAGGCAGGCCGCCAGCGACCGGTACGCGTCCGACGGGCCGCCCAAGCGGTTCCGCCTGGTCTTCAGCGTCGGAACATACATCGAATATGCTAATAATTTAAAAGAGGAGGGGATACGAGAGCAGTTGATCTCTTACCATCGTGTAGTAAATGGACCTAAGTTCGACCTGCGGAAGTTCGTCGAGTCGGGGTGGTTCGTCCGGAGCAGCCGCAAGGAAGGCAGGATCGTCCTATGAGGCCCATGAAGCGTGAACCCTGGATTCGGTACTGCTGGAAGGCGACGTTCGTCGTCGAGTGGGAGATCCTGCAATCCAGCGTGCCGGGCCGTACGGGGCAGAAGGGCACGGAGCAGCGTACGTGGACCGACCGCCGCCTGTACAAGTCCCCGGAGGCCGCACAGCAGGCACTCCCCTTGGCCAAGGAGCGTGGCGCCAAGAGTCAGAGCGGCCCCATCGCGTCGGACAACCCCACGTGGACTCTCGAGGAGCTCCGCAATGAGTAAGGAGACAGGTGCTATGAAGAAGCTACTCACCAGTGGCGCGCATACGTACGCTAAGAAGATCAAAGACCCCCGGTCCCTGGATATGTACCTCGATTACCGGAAGGAGGTAAAGGCGGACATCACCTGCGTCCTGGATACTGTGCCCAGCGTCGACACCAAGCACTACCCTACCAACCGGCACCAGGAGGTAAGTCGGCGGAACCTCAGCGTGTACCGGGAGATGGTACGGCTGGGTGTCAAGGAGCCAATGGTCGTCTTGCGCCCGTGGGATCCTCCCGAGGTTATCCATGCGTACCTCGACCTCCGGGTCGTGCACGTCGCCCTGGACCCGTTCCCGTACCGGGCCGGCAGCGCGGAGTCCCACCGCTGGATTGAGACTATGTGGACGCACTTCGGCCTTGCTGAAATGTGCGTCATGCACGCCTACCGAATCTCAGAGCTGGACCTGATTAAGAGGTACCCGTGGAACAGCGCCAGCTGCTCGACGTGGGCAATAAACGCGTCTTACGGCGTCATCTCCGTGCCCAAGCCAGACGGCACGTTCTTCGACGTTCGGGTGGACGAGGGGAAGTACAGTGAGAAGCGGCAATCGGTGAACAGTCTGGGCCCGCACGAGCGCCGGTACGTCGAACGTCACGTGGAGAAGATGGGGATGACGATGGAGGACGTCAAGCTCAAGTCCGCCCGGGAGCAGCTCGCCGTCCGGACGTACAAATCATTGCTCGGCCCCCACGTCAACCACCTGTACTTCGTCGTGCAGCGAAATGAGATGGTGCTTCTGTCCGAGAATGCCAACATCGAGTACGACTTTGCGTACCGAGCAGGCAAGGAGCATAAGGCATGAACAGACAGGTCGACCTCGTCTTCGACAGCGGCGCCTTCAGCGCGTACAAGCGCAACGAGTCCATCAGCGTCGAGGAGTACAGCGACTTCCTGGCCGAGCACAAGGGGCACCTGGACGGGTACGTGTCCCTTGACGTCATCCCGGGCAAGCCGGGACAGCCCAAGACGCAGAAGCAGGTCGAGGAGGCGGCCGTGCAGGGGTGGCGGTACTACACGTACATGAAGCACCGCAGGGGCCTCGACCCCATCCCCGTGTTCCACTGCGGGGAGGACCTGCGGCACCTGCACAACTACCTGGACGCCGGGTGCACGCACCTCGGCCTCGGGGGCGTGGCGAACGCCCGGGACGACGTCCGGCAGAAGTGGCTGGACGAGGTGTTCTCCGTGCTGTGCGGCGACAAGGGGTACCCCGCCGTCAAGGTGCACGGCTTCGGCGTCACCAGCCTGCCGATGGTCTACCGGTACCCCTGGGCGTCGACGGACAGCGTCTCCTGGTTCACGTACAGCAACTACGGGCACATCATCGTGCCCAAGCCCGACGGCAAGGGTGGGTACGACTACGGCCGGCCCCCGAACGTCATCGGCATGAGCCGGGGCAGCGAGTCCGGCCTCGTACACAGCAGCCACTTGGAGGGCCGACACTTCGACGTGCTCGGCAAGGCCGAGAAGCAGTACGTCGTGCAGTACCTGAAGGAGGAGGGCTTCGACGTCAAGGCCATGCAGGCGTCGTGGAAGGAGCGGGACGTCGCCGCGGTCCGGTTCTACCGCCGGGCGGCCGAGCGGCACCCGATGCTCCCCTTCTCCGCCCGCAGGCAGGGCCTGTTCGGGGGCAGGGCAAGGACGCTGATGGGCAGGCCCAAGCCCCTGTGCCCGTACAACATGATGTTCACCGTGAACACGAGCCACGAGCGGTCGGCCATCTTGCAGCAGGAGGGCGTCCGGTACCGCCTCCTGTCCTACTATTACTTCCAGGGCGGCAAGCGGCCCGTCCGTATAAGTAGCTACGTGCGAACCGGGCTGATCCGGCGCAGGGTCCGACTCAAGGAGAACTAATGGCGGTGAACCGAAAGACGTTCGTGGAGGTCCTCGGCAAGGTCGCGGACGCGCTGTCCGGCAAGGACCTCATCCCTGTCTTCGCCTGCTTCTGCTTCGACGGCAAGAGCGTGCACGCGTACGACGACGTGGTCGCCCTCCGGCACCCGCTTGTGTGCGGGATCGAGGGCGCCGTCCGCGGGACGCTGCTCCTCAATTTCCTCAAGGCGAGCAAGGCCAAGGACGTGGACGTAACGCAGGACGGCGAGGGGCTGCTGCTCAAGGCGGGGCGGTCCAAGCTGACGACCAGCGTACTGCCCGCTAAGGACTTCCTGTTCGAGGAGCCGGAGGTGTCCAAGAAGGCGTTCACGTTCGCTGTGGACGCCGACTTTCTGCAGTCCCTGGACAAGGCCATGGTTTCGATGGGCCGGGACCCGTCGCACCCCTGGCGCCTGGGCGTGTGCGTCGTTGGCGGGAACGACGCCATGACGCTGTACTCGTCGGACAACCGGTCGGCGAGTAAGGTCGTCATTAAGGGCGGGAGCACGGCCCCAGGCCTCGTGACAATCCTGCCGCCCCGTTTCTGTGAGCTCCTCGTCGCCATTGGCAAGGCCGACGCCCCGGAGATGGTGTCCCTGAGTGGGGAGTGGGCGGTCGTCGCGTTCTCGAGCGGCCTCAAGCTGTTCAGCCGGACCATCAGCGGCCCCGACGTCAAGATGTACCGCCAGCTGTTCAAGGCGGCGTCCGACGAGGAGTGCGTGTCCGTCCCCGACGGGCTGGACAAGGCGCTGGAGCGGGCCCAGGTCGTCTTGCCGTACGCCAAGGAGCCGCACACCAAGCTCCGCGTCGCCGACGGCAAGCTGCACCTGACGACCGAGAGCAGCGCCGGGAACGTCAAGGACGCGATTACGGTGGAGCACCCCGAGTGCGAGGCGGACCTGTCCCCGGACCTGGTCTACCGGGCCCTGCCCTACTGCCCCAAGTTCAGGATCGCCGGGGACAAGGGCTTCGTCGTGTTCCGGGGCAAGGGGATCGTGCACCTCGTGACGACCATCCAGCAGAGCGGAGGCGGTGATGCGGGACAAGACGAGGGCGGCGACGCCGGTGACGAGTAGGACCTTCGACAACGTCATGCCCTTCGCGAGGCACGAGGAGCACTGCCGCACGTTCCTCGCCGCGAACTGCGCCGTGGGCGTCCAGTGCCCGCACGGGTACGACGTGTGCCCCCTGTGCGATCCGTGCACGTGCGAGGTGCCCCGGCAGCGGGAGCTGCTAAGGTACTTCCGCAAGGGGCACCTCGAGGATTGCTTCTGGCGGGACAACCGGTACCAGCTCCGCAGCGTCGACCCGGTGCTCCTGGCCCGCGCGCTAGCCGTGCTAAGGTCGTCGTCGAGCAGGGACCTCGTATTCAAGGGGACGACGTTAGTGCTACAGGAGGCAGGCGTATGCCTGAAGCTGCACAGGGATTCAGACCCCTCGACGACAGCCGCGGCCCCGCGTTCAACAAGGGCCCGCTAGCCGTCGTGTCCGAGGACCCGTTCGGCGAGCTGCAGATTTACCGCTACCAGCTCAACCCCGTCACGGACTGGCAACACATCGTCCGGCTCACGCAGCGGAGCCTCCGCCGCAAGCTCATCAAGCGGGCGTGGCTGGTCGAGCTGAACTGCTGCACCTTCCGGCCCGGCCCGGTCCTCGAGCCCGGCGACATAAAGGTAACTGACGATGAGTAGCAGAGGGACAGCCGGGCTCTTCACCCGCGCCGACGTCAAGGCCCAGACGCGGAAGGCGACCAAGCGGATCACCGTGGACGTGCGGAGCCTGCACGCCATGGGCACGAAGGCCGTGCGGAACATGAACCCGCAGGCCCGCACGCCGGAGATGCCGCCGGACGGCAGCCGGGACCCCGACGTGTACCTGCTCGGGGAGGCCCCGGACGAGCAGGACGACGGCAACGGCCGGCCGTTCAGCGGTAGCGCCGGCCGCCTGCTCCGCCACCAGATCCCGCAGGACTTCCCGGGGGGCGTCCGGGCGAACAACGTCGTCCGCACGCTGCCCCCGTACCGCCTCGTCGGCGGCAAGCGCACCCGCCAGCCGCTGCCCACGGAGGTCGAGTGCTTCCGCCCCAGCCTCGAGGCCGACATCGCCAAGGCCAGGCCCCGGGCGATCATCGGGGCGGGGAACGTCCCGCTGCACTGGTTGCTCGGGGACCTGGGCACGAGCGTCGCCGTCAGCCGGGGCCGCAGGTTCCCCGTCAAGGTAGGCGGGCACTCCTGCTGGTTTTACCCCGTCCACGCCCCGAACTACATCCAGAGGATCCAAAAGGAACGAGTCGTCGACGAGCGGGGCAAGAAGGTGCCCGGCGAGGAGATGCGCCGGATGTTCGACGCCGACGTCGCCCGCGTCTTCGAGGACTTGGAGGCGGGGCTCCCCGAGCCGGAGATCGAGAGCGCCAGCGAGGAAAGCCTGTACGCGGGCGTCGAGTGCATCGACGGCGGGGCGGACGGCGTGTCCAAGGTGAAGCGGGCCCTCAAGCGGCTGTCCCGGCGGCCGTTCGTCACGACGGACATAGAGTCCAACCGCATCCGGCCCTACGAGCCCGGCGCCAAGGTCCTGAGCCTCGCCCTGGGGACGTACGAGCACAGCGTCGCCATCGCCATCGACCACCCGCAGGCCCGGTGGACGCCGCAGCAGCGGAAGGTCGTCCTGAAGCTCATCCGTAAGTTCCTCCGCAACGCCCGCCAGCAGAAGGTCTGCCACAACCTGATCTTCGACCTCGAGTGGTACGCCTTCCTGTACGGCATCGACTTCATCCGGGAGTCCGGCCTCTGGCACGACACCATGCAGCAGGCGTACAGCCTGGACGAGCGGCAGGGGGGCTTCTCCCTCAACTTCCTGTGCGCCCTGCACCTCGGCCTGCTGCTCAAGAGCGTCAGCCAGGGCGAGCAGCTCCGCCAGACCGGGCTGTTCGCCACGACGGGCAAGATCGACCGCGCCGCCCTCGAGCGCACGCGGCTGGACTTCGTGCTCAAGTATAACGCCCTGGACGTCAAGTTCACGCACAAGGTCCACCGGAAGCAGTGCCGGCAGCTCAAGGACCAGGGCCTGTGGGACTTCTACCTGGACTTCCAGAACGCCCGGATCCCGACGCTGGTCGAGGCGCAGTGGGACGGCATGCCCACCAACCAGGCGACCGTGCAGGAGATCAAGACCCAGCTGCAGGGGCAGGTGCAGAAGTACCTCCGCCTCGTCGGGGAGACGGACGAGGTCCGGGGGTTCGTCAAGCGGTACGGTACCTTCAGCCCGGAGAACAACAACCACGTCACGAAGCTGTTCCGGGACTTCCTCGGCCGCAAGGAGGGCGTCCGGGGCAAGTCGTACAGCACGGACGCCGACACCCTGCGGCTCATGAAGCTGCCCGTCGCGGACCTCATCCTGAAGCTGCGGGACGTCGCCAAGAGCCTGTCCACGTACATCGACCCCCTGGACCGCAGGTCCAAGCACACCGTCGTCTTCCCCGACGGCGTGCTGCACACCTCGTTCAAGCCGGCCGAGGCCGAGTCGGGCCGGACGAGCAGCGAGGGGCCGAACATGCAGAACTTCCCCAAGCGGAAGAACAAGTATATCCGGCGGTGCGTCGCCTTCGCCGACAAGCGGATGCGCATCGTGTCGATCGACTACGGCGCGCTGGAGTACCGCGGGATCGGCATGCTGTCGAAGGACAAGGTCATCATTGACAGCCTGTGGAACGACTACGACGTGCACATGGTCTGGACGAAGAAGATCGTCGCGATCCTGGGCGAGCGGTGGTTCAAGAAGCGGTTCAAGTGCGAGTGGAAGGACGCCCGCAGCGCCGTCAAGAACGAGTTCGTCTTCCCGCTGTTCTACGGCAGCGCCGCGGGCAGCACGGCGAAGAACCTCGAGGTCGAGGGGCACAAGGGCATCATCGAGCTCGTCGAGGACGACTTCAAGCCGCACTTCAAGGGCGTCTTCGGCTGGCAAAAGGAGATGTTCCGCTTCTACGAGCGGCACCTGTACGTCGAGTGCCTGTCCGGCCGCAGGCGCAGGGGCCCCCTGTCCTGGAACATGATCATCAACTCCCCCGTGCAGGGGACGTGCAGCGACATCGTCGTCGACGCCCAGACCCGGATCGCGCGCCGCGTGCACGAGGAGTTCGGCCCCGGCATGCGGGTCAACCGCCGTGCCCGGTTGAATATCCATGACGACCTCACCTTCGCGTGCCCCGAGGACCAGGTCGAGGACCTGCTGAACTTCGTCGTCCCGCAGATGTGCAACGTCCCGTTCAAGTGGGCCAAGGTCGTCCCCATCGTCGTGGAGGCGAGCGTCGGGGAGAACTGGTCGGACATGAAAGAATGCGGTAAATTCAGGTCAGATCAGCTTCCTAAACGGATCGAGGTAAAGATCCATGAATGAGGCATGGCGTCCAATTCCGGACTACGAGGGTTGGTACTCGGCCAGTACGCGGGGTAGGGTACGTTCGGAGGACCGCGTTGTTGTTAAGAGCAATGGTAAGAAGTACAGGTTCAAAGGAAAGGTGCTAAAGCCTGCCCTTGACAAGACCACAGGCTACCTTCACGTCACGCTCGCAAAGCAGGGGGAGTACAAGGTCCGCTCCGTTCATACACTGGTTGCTCTAGCCTTCAAAGGGCGGCGTCCCTTCAAGAGGGCGGAAGTATGCCACGCTAACGGTATCCGCACAGATTGCCGTCCAACCAATCTTCGGTGGGGAAGCAGGAAGGACAACGGGCGGGATTTAGCAAGGCACGGCACTGTGCGGGGTGTGCGGAACCCGATGGCTCGACTCACCGAGACCCACGTGCACACCATGCGGTACCTCTCTAAGAGGGGTTTGACGTACAAAGAGGTCAGTAAGGCAATGGACGTGCCTCTGGGCACCGTGAACCACGTACTTAGCGGGTATACGTGGAAGCACGTACCCTACCGGAAGTACCGTAACGACAAGCTGCCCAAGCGGATCACGCTGGAGAGGAAGGCCGCATGAGTCCCGGCACCGACTTCGCCACCGTCGCGGGACTGACCCTGCTCGGGTTATTCTGCCTGCTGTGCGCAGTCTCCTACTTTACCGTCAAGCACCGGAAGGCCGCCCATGACCGCTACCTCAAAGACTGGGAACGTCGTGCGCGTCGGGCTCGTCAGCTGCGGAAAGAAGAAGCGGCCGACGCCGAGCCCCGCGGGTAAGCTGTACACGTCCACGCTGTTCAAGAAGAGCGTCGAGTACCTGCGGACGCAGGGAATCACCCACTGGTACATCCTGTCCGCCAAGTACGGCGTGCTGCACCCGGACCTTGTCATCAAGCCCTACGAGAAGACGCTCAAGAAGATGGACAGGGCCGAGCGGGACGCCTGGTCCCGCACCGTCGTGAGGCAGCTCGACCTCATCATCAAGACGACGTTCAAGGGGAAGTGCGTGGAGTTCGTCTGCCTCGCGTCGGGCCGGTACAAGGTGCCGCTGCAGGACGGCGGGTACAGCGTGGCGTTCCCGTGGGACGGCAAGAGCCTGTACGACCGGGTGTCCTTCCACGAGTGGATGGGGTTCAAGCTGCCCCGGGTGCTCAAGGCCGCCGCGGCCCTGCAGTACCCCCCGGACACGGTGCAGGCGTTGTTCGCCCGGGCCAAGGTCCCGTTCGACAGGCCCGCGTACCTGAAGCTGTACAAGGCTAAAACGTGGGACAGGGCGGCGGCCGAGGACGTGCCCGTGTGCGCGGCCCTGACGCTGGCGGCGCGCAAGTTGCCCAGGCAAGGGCTGTTCGGGTCCGGCAAATAAAGCCGATTTATTTCCTAAAGGGCGGTTGCTATCTGCTGGATACCTGTTGTAGTATCTGCGTAACGCTAACAGGAGCAGCAGCACATGGAACAGACGCTCGTACAGCCCCAGACGCTCATCCGGTTCTACGGCCTGCAGGCCAGCCTCGAGGCCTGGCGCAAGGTCGTCGCTGCCCGCGTGCAGAAGGAGGGGTCGGCCGTGCAGTTCAAAGGCAACAAGGCGACCGGCACGCATTACTTCGACGTGCCGCTCACCCAGGCCGAGCGCAAGACGCTCATGCAGGACTGGTACGACCAGTCGGGCACGGGCAGCAACGCCCAGGGTGTGCCTTACCGGTGGAACGACTGCGTCGGGTACGAGGAGGTGCAGACGAAGCTGGACGGCGTGCTCGTCGAGCAGCAGGACAAGGGATTCACCGTGTGGGCCCGGTACGCCGGGGTGGACCGGCCCGTGACGAGCGGGATTAGCTGCGGGCCCAACCGCAAGCTCGCCGAGCGCCTGCGGCAGGCCGTGCTCGCCGGCAAGGCCATCAACCGCAAGGCGAAGGTGCTCGTCGACGTGGATGGCAAGACGTACGCCGACAGCACGTGGGAAGTGATGGGCCGGTACCTCAACGCCGACCTCAAGCGGCTCGGTTACTAAGCACAACGTTTACCGTAAGGGGTTTTTACAAGGCTCATACGAAAGGAGCTTACCATGCCTCGCGTCGCCCAACCCACGTTCGACAAGACCATTAAGAAGGTGCACAAGCTGCTGTCCGGCGGCAAGCCCGTCACGACGGCCGAGCTGTCCAACGAGCTGTTCCCCGACATGGCGGAGTACAAGCTGCGGAACAACAAGGCCATGGCCCTGACGCAGAAGCTGGAGCGGTGGGGCTGGGTCCGCCGCACGCCCAACGGGTGGAGGTCCACGCCCGAGTTCGCCAAGGCGGCGAAGAAGGCGGACGGCAAGGCTAAGCCCACCAAGCCCGGCAAGGTGAAGGCCGCGGCGTAGCCAGAGATAAAAGCCCCTCCGTGCGTGCGTGCGTCGTCCTAGGCAGACGTGGCCGCGGAGGGGCTTTCGCATTAAGGGGTGTCCTCCTTACAGACAGGTGCTACCGTGTTCGTCTACATCAAATCAGAGCCCAACCTGTACACCGTGGGGCACTACGACCCGCAGGGGAAGTGGGTGCCCGAGTCGGACTGGGAGTCCCGCCAGAAGGCCGCCGCCCGCGTGCACTACCTGAATGGCGGTACAGAGAACTTCGCAAGGTCTGCCCCTATCCCCGATCCCGAAGAGGATTGAACCCGCCCAACAACCCGCGTATAGATGTAGCGTGCCGCTAGCCCCGGCACGCTTCTTTTATGGGCACAGGAGACGCAATGGCAGCAGATGATAACGGTAACGGCACGGTGAGCACGGACCTCCACACGCGGTACCGCCCGTCGTCCTTCGACGAGGTCGTCGGGCAGGCGGCGGTCGTGCGGAGCCTCAGGGGCGTGCTCGCCAAGAAGCGCACGCACGCGTACCTCTTCCACGGCCCCGCCGGCACGGGCAAGACGACGCTGGGCCGCATTATCGCCCGCGAGGTGGGGTGCAAGCGGCAGAACCTCACGGAGGTGAACGCCGCGGACTTCACGGGCGTCGACGACATGCGGCAGCTCGCCTCCAGCGCGATGTACAGCGGGACCGGCGGGAGCCCGACCAAGGTGTACATCCTGGACGAGTGCCAGCGGCTCACGGCCCAGGCCTGGTCCTGCCTCCTCAAGCCGGTCGAGGAGCCGGGGCCGCACGTCTACTGGATCTTCTGCACGACGGAGCACGCCAAGGTGCCGCAGGCCATCCGCACCCGGTGCGCGGCGTACGAGCTCGAGGGCGTCAGCAGCAGCGTCCTGGTCGGCCTGCTGAACGAGGTCGCCAGCGCCGAGAAGCTGGGGACGCCCGACGACGTGCTGGAGCTGGCCGCCCGCAAGGCCCTCGGCTCGCCCCGGCAGGCGCTGGTGAACCTGTCCAAGGTCGCCGAGTGCAAGACCGCCAAGGAGGCGGGCCGCCTGCTCAAGCACAGCACCGAGCAGGGCAGCGCCGGGGACCTGTGCCGCTTGCTCATCAAGGGGTGCACCTTCCAGCAGGCGGCCGCCGTCGTCAAGGGGATGAAGGAGGAGCCGGAGAGCGTCCGGCAGATCGTGTGCAACTGGTTCAGCAAGGTCGCGATGGACGCGGGCACGGACAAGCAGGCGTCCCGCGCCCTGGCCGTGCTCGACGCGTTCGGGACGCCGTACCCTTACCCGTGCAGCACGCCGTACCCGGTCCTGCTCAGCCTGGGCCGGCTGTTGCTGGGCTAGCCCCGGGGTATAATTTGCTATGAAGCGAACACGCCTTAAAACCAGCGTAGAAGACCAGGTCGAGGTCGAGCAGGTGTCCGCCGAGATCACCGACGCCCACCAGCGGGCCGACTACGAGACCCAGCTCCTCATCGACCCCGACGCCGTGGACGAGGCCATCATGCGGCAGGCCCAGACGTTCAACGACGTCGCCGAGCGGCACGTGGAGGCCATCAGCCGGCGGGACGACTACGACGACCGCCTGAAGCGGACCGAGGCCCGGGCGGAGATGGCGATCAGGCAGAAGCTCGACGAGACCGGGGACAAGTACACCGAGGCGACCGTCAAGGCCCGCAAGCTGCTCGACAAGGACGTGCGGGAGGCGACCAGGCGCCTCCGCGAGGCCGAGCGGGAGGCGGCGCTGTGGGGCATCCTAAAGGAGTCGTTCCACCAGCGCAGCCACATGCTGGGGCACATGGCCAAGCTGTACGAGGCCGGGTACTTCCAGAAGGCGAGCGTGTCCGGCCGGTCCGCCCGCAAGCTGCAGTCCGACGCCTATGAGGGCAACCGCGCCGCCCTGGCCGAGCAGCGCAAGCAAATGTCCGAGCAGCGGCGGCGGCAGGGGAATCCCACGCCCAGCAACCGCCGCGACGACATTCCGTTCTAACCCCACCCGCGTATAGCTTTAACGCACGCAGTCAAACGCCAACTCACACAGGAGCACAGCATGCCGAAGGAGTTCCAGTACAAGCCGCGCAGCAAGGAGCAGGTTAAGAAGCGGGAGAACATGGGGAGCGGGATGTACGACAACCCGTTCCTCGACAAGTACCCGGTCTTCCTGCCCAAGGAGGGCAACGAGTACCGCATCCGGGTCCTGCCCCCGACGTGGGACGACGCCGAGCACTACGGCCTTGACGTCCACATCCACTACAACATCGGCGCGGACAAGGGCCGGTACCTGTGCCCGAAGAAGATGTTTCAGGAGGAGTGCCCCATCTGCGACGAGGCGACGCAGGCCCTGTCCGAGGGCGAGAAGGAGTACGCCGGCGAGCTGCGGGCCAACCGCCGCGTGGCCGTCTGGATGATCGACCGGGACAATGAGGATGAGGGCCCCAAGATTTGGATGATGCCGCAGACGATGGACACGGGCATCGCCGCGCTCAGCGTCGACAAGCGGTCCGGGGATATCCTGCAGGTGGACAACCCCGAGGACGGGTACGACGTCGAGTTCAAGATCGTGAAGAAGAAGGGCAAGGGCGTTGAGTACACGGGCATCCAGATCGCCCGGGACTCCTCGCCCCTGTCCGACTCCCCCAAACAGGCCAGGCGGTGGCTTGCGTTCGTTCAGGAGAACCCGCTCACAGAATGCCTGAACAGGTTCGACGCAGAGTACATCGGCAAAATCTTTGCCGGAGGTAAGGCTGGTATGGCCAAGAGCAGCAGCAAGCGGAAGTCCGACGAGGACGAGGACGACAAGAAGGTCAAGACGCGCCGGGGCGACGACGGCAAGAAGTCGACCAAGTCCCGCGGCCGGGACGAGGAGGACGATGACGAGGACGAGGAGGACGACGACGAGGACGAGTCCCCCAAGGCCAAGAAGAAGGGCGCCAAGTCCAAGATCGACGACGAGGACGAGGACCTGGACGAAGACGACAGCATCGACGAGGACGCCGACGACGAGGATGACGAAGACGACGAGGACGAAGACGACGACAAGCCCGCCAAGGGCAAGAAGGCGTCCAAGAAGTCCAAGGCGTCCGACGACGACGAAGACGAGGATGACGACAGCATCGACGAAGACGCCGACGAGGACGACGAGGATGACGAAGACGACGAGGACGAAGACGAGAAGCCGTCCAAGAAGTCCAAGTCTAAGAAGGCGTCCAAGGACGACGACGAAGACGAGGACGACGACGAAGACGAGGACGACGACGAGGAGGACGAAGACGAAGACGACGAGCCCAAGAACAAGGGCAAGTCGAAGCTCGCCAAGGGCAAGTCCCGCCGCTAACGCCGTCCCCGGCGCCACCCGGTAAACACGTGGCATGGCGCGCTGGTGCACCCGTTTCCATTCACGGGTGGGCCGGGCGGTGCGGACACCTCACCCGCACGCAGGTTCGACCCCTGCCGCGCCTGTTCGGAACGATGGTGGCTGAGTGGTTTAAGGCAGTGCTGGGAGTATAGTAAGCCCCTACCAGAGCACGTCTCTTACCGGCCGGCACTTCCACACAGGGCCTTGAGCCCTGCAACTTGCAAGGCGTACTGGCAATGTCTTGCAAGGGGAAGGGTCGGCGTAGTAGGAGACCGCAGGTTCGAATCCTGTCCATCGTTTTATGAAACGCGTCAGACTCAAAGCTCGCAGGTCCCGCACCGCACGCCCCGCACCCGACGCGGGGCGTGACAATGGGCGGGGTGGCAGGTACTTCAAGACGACGGCCGAGCAGGCCGACAACAGCGTCCCGCGCATTAAGTCCGGCTGTACGCTGCTCGACTGCGCCCTCGGCGGGGGCTGGGCCAAGGGCCGCGTCATTAACATCGTGGGCGACAAGTCCACCGGCAAGACGCTGCAGGCCACCGAGATTTGCGCCAACTTCGTCATCCAGTACGGGCCCGACTGCCGCATCCGGTACAAGGACACGGAGGCCGCGTACGACGTGGCGTACGCCGAGACGGTCGGCCTGCCGACGGACGCCGTCGACTTCGGGGAGGAGATCGAGACGATCGAGGACTTCGAGCGGGACCTGACGAAGTTCTGCAAGGAGATACCCCGGGGCATGCCCGGCCTGTACATCCTGGACTCGCTCGACGCCCTGTCCAGCAACGAGGAGATGGACGTCAAGTACGACGCCCAGGGGAACGAGAAGGGCAGCTACGGCCTCAGCAAGGCCAAGAAGATGAGCGCCCTCTTCCGCCGGTGCATCCGGGCGATGAAGCGGAAGGACGTGACGCTCGTCGTCATCTCGCAGGTCCGGGACAACATCAACGCCATGTTCGGCGAGAAGTACACCCGGAGCGGGGGCAAGGCCCTGGACTTCTACGCCTCGCAGATCGTCTGGCTGTCCGAGCTGGGCAAGATCAAGGCCAAGCGCGCGGGCGTCGAGCGGAAGGTCGGCGTCGACATCAAGGCGATGGTGAAGAAGAACAAGTGCGGCAAGCCCTGGCGGGAGGCCGAGTACCCGATCATGTACGACTACGGCGTCGAGGACGTGCGGGCGGGCGTCGTCTGGCTGCACGCCGTCAAGCGCCTCGCCGAGGCGGACCTGGGCCTGGACGTCAAGCAGAAGGAGGGGGAGGACGACGAGCCCAAGAGGGGCGGGTTCGGGGCGGGCCGGAAGCAGCTCCCCGCCGCCTTAACCAAGTTCTTCGACAAGATGAACGAGATGGACGACGCCGAGTTCCGCAGCACGCGGAAGCGGGTCAACAAGGCCGTCCGGCGGGTGTGGCGTGAGATCGAGCTCACGTTCGCCCCGCCCCGGCGGAAGTACCAATGAGCGACGGGCAGGTGTACAGGTTCCACCCCGATCTAACGGTCGACGGCCCCATCCCGGACGACGACCGGGAGGCCGCGGACTGGATGAACGCCCGGGAGCAGGAGGCCCGGGAGGCGTTCCCGCAAGGCTACTCCTGGTGGGCGGCGCGGATGGCGTGCCGGGTGTGCGGGTTCGTTTGTGGCGTAACCGTTGCGGCGGGTAATGACGAGCCGGGGTGCCCGGTGAACCTGCAGTGCCCGCACTGCGAGAGCATGGCGCTGGACGTAGACGACGAGGACGGGGACGACGAGGAGCTGGTGTAGGATGGCCAAGGGCGCGAGCTACGAGCGGGCGATCTGCAAACGCCTGTCGATGTGGGTGAGCAACCTGCACCGGCAGGACTGCTTCTGGCGGTCGGCCATGAGCGGTGGCCGGGCTACGGTGCTGGGCAAGTTCCGCGCCGGGGGGCACCGGAACACCCGGCCCAAGCACGACGCGCACGCCGGGGACATCGTGGCGACGCACCCCCTGGGGAACCTGCTGTGCCAGAACTTCGTCGTCGAGTGTAAGCACTACAAGGACCTCAAGTGGACGACGCTCGTGTACGGCGGGGCGGGCCAGGTGCTGGGCTTCTGGCACAAGGTGAAGGCCGAGGCGTTCGGGAGCGGCCGCCAGCCCCTGCTCGTGATGCGCCAGAACAGCATGCCCGACATCGTGATGACGACGTGCCTGGGCTACTACGACCTGTGCAAGATGGGCAGGATACCCCTGCTCGTCCGGATGCACGGGAAGTTCGGGACGGCGTTCGTCTTCAAGCTCCAGGACCTGCTCGTCCTGAACTTCAACCGGTACCGGAAGAGGCACGGCGAGCCCATGACCCGCGTGAGGTTGCGATGAAGTTCCTCGCTACGGCGGACCTGCACCTGACCGGCCGCAAGGCGGACGCGTACCGCTGGTCGATCTTCCCGTGGCTGCGGACGCAGGGGGCGTCCCGCAAGGTGGACGCCTTCTTCATCCTGGGGGACGTCACCGACAGCAAGGACAACCATGGCAGTGTACTCGTCAACCGCCTTGTCTCCGAGCTATTGGGACTTGCTGCAGTGGCTCCTGTTTACGCGATCAGCGGGAACCACGACTACACCGATCCCGAGTGGCCCTTCTTCCGATTCCTATCCGAGTTGCACGAGAGGGGCGTCCACTTCTACACCAAGCGGACCGCCCTCACGCTGAACGGTGAGCGGTTCCTGCTCCTCCCCCACGTCCGCAACCCCGAGGACGCGTGGCAGCGGAAGGACATGAGAAACCAGGACTTCATCATGGTGCACCAGCCGGTCATGGGCGCCGTGCAGGAGAACGGGCAGCGGCGGCGGGACGGAATGAGCATGCTGCTCTTCAGCAAGGCCAACAAGGACTGCACCATCCTGGGCGGCGACATCCACGTCCCGCAGGAGGTGACGCAGCGGGACGCCCCGGGCGGCAGGAGCCGGGGGGTGTACCACAAGCTGACGTACTGCGGCGCGCCGCACCCGGTCCGGTTCGGGGACGACTACAAGCCCCGCGTGCTGTTCTACGACGGCAGGCGGCTGCAGAGCGTCCCCCGCGTCACGCTGCGGAAGCACATCGCCCGCGTGTCCGACCCCGCCCAGCTCGCCGAGCAGGGCCTGACGCCGGGGGACATGGTCCGGGTGGAGCTCCGCATCCCGCGGGCCGAGTTCGTGCACGGGCGGGAGCTGCAGCGGAGGGTGCGGGAGCAGTGCAAGGCCCTGGGCCTCGTGCTGTGCGGGAGCGAGATCCGGGAGAAGCCGACCAAGCGCGTCAGGGTGGGGCAGGACGCCCCGGTGCAGGGGGCCGAGACGCCAACCGACACCCTTGCGAGGTACGCGAAGGCCCACGGCCTCGGCAGGGCGTTCCTAAAGCTGGGCCGCAAACTCTTATCAGAGGCAGCAGCATGATCCAGATTAACGTCCACACCGACAGCCAGCACCCCGAGGGCGTCGTTTACGTGCTCGACGAAGAGGGGAAGGTCCGGTGCCAGGTGCCGTGCCAGTCCGTCGCCCTGCAGCTCGCCGTCGGGTGCCTCCCCAGCGCCCAGGTGAAGCTCCAGCCCCTGAACCTCAAGATGAACCGCGTCGACGCCGAGCTGTACGTCGACCTGGGTGGGCGGAATTACCGCCTCGTGAACGAGGAGAAGTTCGACGTCGTGGGGAAGCAGTCTGGCCGCACCGACACCAGCGTCTTCCCGGACGCCGACCCCCTGTCTGCCGATCAGCGGAAGTTCGTAGAGTACCTGCGGGGCATCCGGTTGGGGCAGCGGAAGGACCCCACGTACGGTGAGCTGAGTGTACTCATGGAGATCCTGGACGGCGTCGCCAAGCCGCCCGAGGACGTTAAGAAGCCGTGGACCGGGTACACGAAGGCGTTCCTGTACGGGGATCACGACCACTTCATCCCCGTTGTGCTGTACCGGGAGAACATGCAGACGCAGGTGGACGTGGCGGACGTGAGTCATATTAACCGTATCACGGACAAACAACTGCTGGCTGAGGAAGCCCGGCTTGGTACCAAGAAGGTAGAGGGTCAAAAGGACTACAGCCTCTGGCTGTACGCGTGCGTCGGATTCCAGAAGGCTATGTGCCAGAAGTTCGGCGGCACGTACCCCGAGCCCGGCCCCGTGCCGTTCGAGAACAACGACCTCCTGAGCCCAGACGAGCGGGCGTTCGTAGAATTAACTCGGTCGTTCGGTGGACTCGACGGAACGGCTATCGGCAAAGCCCTTGCGGTCATAGACCGCCTCGCGCCCAACAGCCGCCGCAAGAGCACGGTCAACCCGTTCCACCCCGACAGCAAGGCCCGGGCTGACGCCGGGATCAAGACAGACACCCCGGGCGGGGTCTAACTACGCAGATGGACCTCGTATTCCGCCACATCGCCGTCGAGGGGTTCCGGTCGTTCCGCCGGGACACCGTCTTCACGCTCCCGGGCCGCCCCGGCTTCTACCTGATGGGGGGCAAGAACCTGGTGAACCCCGAGATGGGGGCCAACGCCGTCGGCAAGAGCAGCCTGTGGGACGCCCTGTGCTGGTGCCTGTACGGCAAGACGGCCCGGGGGCAGACGGCCGGCGACGTCGCCAACTGGGAGCGGGACGAGGTGACGAGCGTGGCGGTCCTGTTCAGGGCCCGGGGCCGGGAGTACACGCTCACCCGGACGTGGCGGCCCAACAGCCTGGTCCTCGAGCGGCGGTTCAAGGACCCCCGCCCCGTCGACCAGCGGCAGGTGGACGAGCTGCTCGGCCTGGACCACACCGCCTTCCTGCACACCGTCCTGATGGGGCAGTTCGGCACGCTGTTCTTCGACCTGGGCAGCGCCGAGAAGCTGCAGCTCTTCAGCGACGCGCTGGGCCTGGGCGTCTGGCTCCGCGCGGCCGACAAGGCCAAGGAGCGGGCCAAGGCCCTGGCCGACCGGGTGCAGCAGGAGGAGCTCGTGCTCGCCCGCCTCCGGGGCAACCGGGAGACCCTGCAGGGGCAGCTCGAGAACGCCAAGGAGCAGGCACGCCTGTACAAGGAGCACGCTAAGCAGGAGCTGGGCAAGGCAAAACGGCACCTCGAGGACCTCAAGACGGCGCTGTTTCTGCAGGAGCGGGCGCTCGAGTTGCGGAGGACGGACGCGGAAAAGTGGCAGCGCCGGCTAGGGAAAAGGCAAAGGATGGCCGACGGTGCTGCCACTTCCCTCCGCAAGGCCATGGAGGCCGAACGGTCCGCCCGCGCCGCCGTGTCCGACGCGCAGGTCGCCCAGCGGCGATTGCAGGACCAGCGGAAGCGGGCGGAGGAGCTGTCCGGCAAGTGCCCGACCTGCTTCCAGCACGTCAAGGACGCGACCAAGGACGCCGTGCTCGCCGAGTGGGACCGCCAGATCGAGTGGGAGAAGGGCGAGGAGCACCGGCACGCGAAGGCCATGGAGGAGTGCCGTACCCTCGTCGCCAAGTGCTCGACCGTGGCGTGCGGCGCGGACCGGGAGGCACAGACCGCCAAGGCAGCCTTGCAGCGCGCCGACGCCGAGCTGCGGAAGGCCGAGGGTGAGACCGCCGTGCAGCGCCGCGTCGTGCAACACGCCGCCAAGGCCGTGGAGGACCTGCGGTCGGGCAAGAACCCGCACGAGGTGCAGGTCTGGTACGCGACGAAGCAGCTGGCGGCCACCCGGCGGCAAATCAAGGACAAGAAGGACGAGCTCGACGCCCTGTCGAGACGGCAGAAGCGGGCCGAGTTCTGGGCCAGGGGCTTCAAGGAGGTCCGCCTGCTCGTTGTCGAGGAGGCCCTGGCGGAGCTGGAGGTGGAGGTGTGCAACGCCCTCGACCAGCTGGGCTTGGAGGGGTGGCGGGTGGAGTTCGACGTGGAGCGGGAGACCAAGGCCGGCACGGTGACGCGGGGGTTCAACGTCTTCGTGCAGGCCCCGGACTCCCCCAGGCAGGTGCCGTGGAAGAGCTGGTGCGGGGGCGAGACGCAGCGCTTGCGCGTCGCCGGGGCCCTGGGGTTCGCCAACCTCATCTGTAACCGCAAGGGGGTCCGGCCGAGCGCCGAGGTGTGGGACGAGCCGACCAACTTCCTCAGCGAGGAGGGCGTCCAGGACCTGCTGACGTTCTTCGAGGGCCGGGGGCGGGAGGAGCAGAAGCAGGTCTGGCTCATCGACCACCGGAGCTTCCTGCACGGCGGGTTCGACGGCACGGTGACCATCGTCAAGGACAAGAAGGGGTCCAAGATCCTACAGAAGGTGATCTGACATGCTCAAGAACGCGCTCATCCTGTCCAGAGAAGACCTGTGTAATAGGCAATTCAGGGACACGCCCATCAGGGACCTCAGCCCGATGCACTTCACCGACGAGGCGGCTGCCGCGTGGCGGGACGCGGACACGGTGCTCTTCAAGATCCCCACCGGCGCGACGTACACGCTCAAGGCCAGGAGGCCCGACCGGGTGACGGAGGGTGACGCCCTCGTGGCGAAGTTCGTCAACGGCGCCACGCACCCGCTGTCCGGCTGGCACAAGGACCTGGCGGCGGAGATCGACGCCCGGCTCGGGAAGAACGGGTGGGAGGCCGCGTCGGAGGAGCGTGAGAAGAAGAAGGAGCTGCAGGCCAAGCTGGACGCGCTCGAGAAGCAGCTCCACGGCGAGCGGGACGAGTGGAAGCGGCGGGCCGAGGAGGACGCCAAGCGCATCATGGTCATGCAGGCGGAGCGGGACAAGGCGAGAATCACCGTCGGGGAGTTGTCCGACTCGTACAGCGAGCGGATCAACGTATTGTCCGCCGAGCTGGGGAAGCTCCGCACGTTCAAGGCGTACGTGCACGAGCGGCTGGACGAGGCGGGCGTCCCGCCCTGCACCGAGCTTGAGTGCCGTGTCGGCGGCCGGCTCGCCATCGTACTCGACAAGTTCTGCGGGCCTAAGGACCGAGGGGGCGTCGTCTCTGTGAACATGAACATGGCGGCCGTGGACCCCGACTCCTTCCGCAGGTCCAAGCGCCTCATCCGCGAGGCGCTTAACGGCAAGCCTGAGACGGTGCAGGGTACGGCGATTAAGGACGGGCTGGGCAACACCGTGGTGGCGGATACGCAGGCGTACGTCGACCAGCAGCCCGTAGAGCCTGCCGGCGTGCAGGTCCCTCCCGGGGGTCCGTCCGAGGGCTACACGCCTGGCCCCCGGCAGTGCGTGCCCATCCCGCCGCGCAGGGCGTGGACCGACCACAAGACGTTTAGCCTCTCCATGAATGACGTCCAGGACGCCATCCACGCCTGGGCCAAGGCCAAGGGCTGGCTCGACAAGCCCAGGAGCGTCGGGGAGGTGTGCATGCTCTTCGTGTCCGAGGTGGCCGAGCTGTTCGAGGACCATCGCAACGGCCTGCTCGACTCCCCCAGCACTAAGATCCCGTCGTTCAGCCGGGCCGAGGAGGAGGCGGCGGACATCGTTATCCGCGTGCTGCAGGAGGCGGGCGTCCGGCACTGGCGGCTGGCGGACGCGATCCTCGCCAAGATGGAGTACAACGAGGGCCGGCCGTTCCGGCACGGGAACAAGGCTCTTTAGGTTCCTCGTCGACGAGTTGGTGCTAGGTCCCGGGCAGGCGCGCCTCGCACGCCTGCCCGTTCCTTTTGGGGAGGTATAGCTAAACATGCCAAACCTCATCATCACCCGCCAGCCCGGGGAAGCCCTCGTCCTGCAAGACACCCGCACCCGCAAGACGTTCCGCCTCACCCTTGAGGGGGTGGAAGAGGCGTCCCGCGTGTTCACCGCCCAGCTGTTCGTCGAGACGGAAAGCGGGTTCCAGCCCCACCGGCGCATTAGTGGGCGGGACGGCGTCACGTACACGTTCGCGGACGGCGCCCGCATCACGCTCATGCGGCACCCGGAAATGGGCCGTCGGTGCCGCGTCGGGATCGAGGCCCCGCTGAGCGTCAAGGTCCTCAAGGCCGAACTCGCCCTCCGTAGGTAAAAGTATTTTGGCCATCCAAGCTCGACAATAATCCGGGGCACGGTACAAGCGGCACCATGAAGCGTGTTCGGCTGAAGGGCGCGGTGCGTCGCAGGCCGGGCAACCCTCGCAAGACCGAGCGGCGGAAAGGGGGCGACAGGCAGGGAGCCCGAGCCCTCACGGACGAGCTCATCGGCCGGTTCTGCAAGCTGGTGTTGCGGGGGCTGCCCGCGGACAGCGTGTGCGGGTTCCTCGGCCTGCCGGGGAGCACGTTCCACGGGTGGATGCGGAAGGGCAAGCGGTTCGTCGAGGGGGACGGCGAGCCCAAGGAGTGGAGGCTGTACGGGGAGTTCTACTCCCGGGTGCGGAAGGCCCTCGCCCGGTACGAGCTCCGCACGCTGGACCGGATGCACCGGGACGGCAACCGCCTTTGGGCGCGGGACATGACGATCCTCGAGCGGCGGAACCGCAAGAGCTTCGGCCGCGCCGACCCGCAGGGCGACGGCGGGCAGTCGTACCAGGCAGATGAAAGATTTGTTTGATGGAACGCGTTCGCCTAAAAGAATGTTGGGCAGCAGTACCCGGGTATGAGGGACTGTACGAGGTCAGCGATCGAGGTTGCGTAAGGTCATGCCCTAGGAAACTTCGTGTCGGCCATGGTCGAGTGAGATTCTACGAGGGTAAGGTACTAAGCCCGGCTCCGACTAACGGGTACCCTTCTGTGCACCTTTATAAGAGGGTACAGCCCCGTTCTTACTCGGTGCACTGCTTGGTGCTTACAACGTTTGAGGGTCCGTGCCCGGATGGCATGGAGGCATGTCATAATAACGGTGTTAAGACGGACAACCGGTTGACGAACCTTAGATGGGACACACCATCCAGCAACCAGCTTGATCGGCAAAAACACGGTACTTTTGCACCCTTTGGGTTGAAGGGCGAGTCCCACCATTTTGCAACTCTTACCGACAGCCAAGTGCTCAAAATACGGGAAGAGTACGCGAAGGGAAACACAACCCAGACGGCGTTGGCTAAGCAGTACAGCGTTAGTCAGCACACGATATCCAATATTGTGTTAGAAAAGACAAGAAGCACCAAGCGGTTCGTCTAGCCACACAACCAGCAGCACAAGGGGCGTGCAGAGCCTCCCCGCGGTGCGGGCGACCCCGGCCCGCCCCGCAACACCGGAGGCCCCGATGCCGACGTACTCGACCGTCTGCCGCCTCAGCCAGACCGACTGGAACACCGCCGTGGCGCAGCTCGCCGGGGCCGGGCAGGCCAACAAGACGGGTAACAACCGCAAGCTCGTCGCCAAGTTCCGCCCGGTGAACTTCGCCGCCACGGTGGAGGACGGCGTCGTGCGGTACTGCGAGATCAACGTCTACAAGCCGACCGGGCAGAACTCGCCCGGCTGGATGGAGATGGTGATGTTCCTGTCCACGGGCGTGGCGTGCGTCAGCCCGATCGACGGGGCGCAGTGCATGGAGGAGCGGGACTCCTCCCTGGACCCCATGTACGTCATCGTCAACAAGGCGACGGACCCCGCCGTCGAGATGCTGTACCAGTGCACCTTCGCCGCCGTCGCCGACGGCCTCCCCAACGACCGCGTGAGCTGAGCCGATGTCCACCCGGTTCTACCTTCCCTCGTACAGCGCCGCCCCGGTGCAGCCGGCGGTGGACGCGTCTTGGGAGCGTTCGACGGGGGCCACCTACGCCCGGGCGTCCACCGTGCGCATGGGCTCGGCCATGGTGTCGTTCGCGGTGTCGGAGAACATCAACAACGCCACGCTGGACGGGGTGTGCCGGGTGTACGTTTCCGACCCCCTGCTGTCGGCGGGCACGCTGTCCGGCAACGTCAAGGGCGTCATCCGGTGCTTCGAGTCGGCGATCGCGGCCAACATGCGGGCCCAGCTGCTCGTCAAGGTGGTCAGCCGGGACGGCGCGACGGTGAGGGGCGTGGCCCTCGCCCACCAGACGGGGGCCTTGTCCGGCACCAACGAGTTCGGCACGACGCTGGCCAACCGCAAGTTCCCGCTCGATTGGGCGGCGTCACCCGGCACGGCCCTGTCGAGCGTGTCCTACTCCGCGGGCGACCGCATCGTGATGGAGATCGGGTACCGCAACGACACGGCCAGCACCACGACGTACACCGCAACGATGAGCTTCGGGGACAACGTCGGCACCGATTTGGCGGAGGACCAGACCTCCACGGCGGCCAACTGCCCGTGGATCGAGTTCGACGCCACCCTCACCTTCGAGGACGTGCCTTACCTGGCGGGGGCCTACACCCAGAACACCCCCGGCACGACGGCCACCCCCACCGTCCCCGTACCCCAGCCGTTTGGCGGGGCCCAGGCCCAGAACGACATCGTCGTCCTAAACGTCCACCACGAGTCGGGTTCGACCGTCACGGGCGTGCCGACCGGCTTCGTGCAGCTCGGCACGACTCAGTCCAGCGGCACGAGCGAGGCAATGTCCAGCTCCCGGTACGCCAAGCGCATCGGCGCCACCCCCGACTCGGGCACCTACGGGATAACGCTCAACACGGCGGCTTGGAACCAGCTCACCGCCGGAGTCTACCGTAAGGGGTACGAGGGCGGGACGGTGGACACCGCCTTCGAGTCCCTCCAGCAGGCGAACAACGGGGCGTCGCAGGTCACCACTTCGGCCAACCTGACGACGACGCCCACCGGCAACAACCGCCTCGCCATCGCCTCGTGCGACTTCTTCGACGGCGGCACGGTCACGGTGCCCACGGGATTTGCCACGTCGATAACGGCCTCGGCCATCAACCAGTACGCGGCCTTCAAGCCCCTCAGCGACACGACCGCCCAATCCGCCCAATGGACGCTGAGCGTGGCCGACTCCATGGTGTCGACCCTGTCCGTCCTCGTGCCCAAGGGGGCCACGCTGGGCGGCACGGCGTACACGCAGTCCTTCACGGGGTCCTTCACGGTGTCGGGGACCGTGACGAGGCAGGCGCAGAAGCCGCTGTCGGGCGCCGTGACGCCGTCCGCCTCGTTCGTTAAACTGGTGGCCAAGGCCCTCGCGGGGGCCGTGACGCCGTCGGGCCTGTTGTCGGCCGTCAAGGTCGCGCTGAAGTCCTTCGCGGGCACCGCCACCCTTACCGGCGCGGCAATCGTTAAGCAAGCCCGCAAGCCCTTAGCGGGCGGCGTCACGGCGACGGGGTCCACCCTCGCCAAGGCGGCCGCCAAGACGCTGTCCGGCGCCGTGACGCTGTCCGGGTCCGCGCTGTCGACGGTTAAGGTCCGACTGCTCGCCCTCGCCGGCACCGTCACCGCCTCGGGCGCCGCCCTAGTGAAGCAGGCACGGAAGCCCCTGTCGGGCACCGTCGCCCTGTCCTCCTCCTTAACGAAGCAGGCCCGCAAGGCGCTCACGGGGGCCGTCACCCTGTCGGGTTCCGCGCTGTCGACGATCAGGGTCCGCCTGCTCGCCCTGGCGGGGGGCATAACCCCGGTCGGCTCGACCGTCGTCAAAGCGGTCGCCAAGCCCCTCTCGGGCAGCCTGACGCTCGCCGCCTCGCTGACCAGGCAGGCCCGCAAGGCGTTCGCCGGCTCCGTCGCCCCGGCGGGCGCGCTGTCCCGGACGAGGCTGTACGCCCGCGCCTTCGCCGGGGCCGTCGTGCTGACCGGCACCGTCACCAAACAAGCGGCGAAGACCCTGCTCGGCACCCTGTCGCCGGCCGGTGGTTTCGCCAAGCGCACCGCACTCTCGTTCGCCGGCACCCTCACGCCGTCCGGGGCCCTGCAGACCCTGAAGACGCTCGTGGGGGCCGTCAAGGCCTGGTTCTACCGGACCATCGTGCTCCGGAGAAGGAGTTAGCGTCATGTCGAAGATCCTCAACAGCGCCGTCGGGGGCCTGGGCCTCAGCGGCGCGCTCTCCGCCCGGAAGCTCACCGTCGCGGACAAGCGGAAGATGGTCGACCGGCACGTCCGCCGCTGGCGGTTCGTGAACTTCTGGAAGGTCCGGGTCTGGGAGGCCCCGACCTGGGTGTTCCTGTTCGTCGTCATGCCCCTCGTCCGCGCCTGCCTCCGGATGGTCGGCCTGCAGCTGGGCGTGGCCGTTATGTACAGCGAGCTCCGGTGCGTCAAGTGGGACAGCGCCCTGCAGATGAGCGTCGATTACGGCGTCGTCGGCCGGCACCTCGTCGTCACGGCGGGCAAGAACTACATCGCCGGCACCTTCAACAGCGTGAACGAGCCGGAGTCGATGAAGTTCCACGGCTACGGGACGGGCAGCACGGCCGCGGCCCTGGGCGACACCGGGCTGGTGACCGAGCTGACGACGCAGTACAACCCGGACAACACCCGGATCACGGGCTCGCAGGCCAACTCGACCAACACGTACACGACGGTGGGCACGGTGACGCCGGACGCGTCGGTGACGCTGCAGGAGTGGGGGCTGTTCAGCGCCTCCTCGGCCGGCACGCTCCTCGACCGCCAGACGTACACGGGCATCGCGCTCAACGGCACCGGCGACAGCCTGCAGACGACGTACGTGCTGACGATCAGCTAAGGGGGACGCACGGTAGTACCGGGTAGGCGCGCACGCGGTGTGGAAGGAGACTGCCTTATGGGACGAACGTTAGTTCTAGTCAACGAGCCGGCGGCCGACCGGAGGTACGTCTTCTTCCACATCGTGGCGCTGGACGGCATCACGCCCGTGGACACCGAGGGCGGGCGGCAGCCGCAGGTCGCGACGAACAAGAGTCCGGCCTACACGGACGTGGGGATCGACGTACTCCACCTCATCGGCAACGGGAGGTACTACGCGGCCCTCGACCAGGCCTTCGTCAACCAGGTCGGGCTCCTCGTCGAGACGCAGTACGCCCACACCGGGGTCACGGCGACGTGCCCGGGGGACGGCGTGCAGGTCGTCGGCTTCGACCCCTACGCCAACGACAACGGCAGCGGGGCCTGGGCCGTGACAGTCACGGTGCATGACCCGGACGGCAACCCGGTCGCGGGCGCGGTGGTCCGCCTCAGCGCCGGGACGAGTGCCGTCGCGAGCACGGACGCCGGTGGGCAGGCCAGGTTCGGCCTGGACGACGGCACGTACGCCCTGACCATCACCAAGGCCGGGTACGTCTACTTCCCGACCACGGTGACGGTCGACGGCGCCGGCGTGGCCCAGACGGTCTCGCTCACCGCCACGGGCGGGG